AATGAGAAACCAAAGGTTCGCATCTGATGGGCGAGCTGATTATTTAACTGATTCTGATTCATACGATTCTGGTATCGGGGATCATATTCATTTAGGGTAATCAAAACCAATTTTATATATATTTAATTTTAATTTTAATTATGAGCGTAGGTAAATTCGTTATGACTAAGGGGAAATCTTGGTCTGGGTTGACTCTGAAAAACCATATCGGTGCCATATTCGGAAGCAAACCTCAATTAATCAGTCCATTAACGACTGTATTATTACAAAACTCAGGAGTTAAGAACTTAGATACAATGTTATCTAAATTCCCTGAAAAAGTTTTAGAAACTAGTGATGACTTCATTTGGAAGGTAGTAGGTAGCGATGAGCGTAACTTACCATTAGTTGAAGCACGTTATGCAGGAGCTGTAGTTGGTTCTGGAGATACTGGAATCGGAGCTGCTCGTGGTGTTATCGAATTAGTATTTGCTGAAAAGTATTTCACTAAAGTAATGACAATCGCTGGTATCAATCCAGATACTTATCAATTTAGAATATTAGGAGATCCTACTGAAGAAGGTGGAAACTACGTTTACGAAGTTGAATTATTCGGTGGTGAAGAAACTCTAGCAGGATGTCCAGGTACAGAATTAGTAGGAGGAAATAGATTCTCTATCGAAGGTTCTCCAGTTGAAGATGAACTTTCTACTAGTGGTTCTGGAATTAGCTTTACTTCTCCATACTTACTTAGAAACTCATTAACTACTATGAGATTCGAGCACAAAGTATCAGGAGCAATGATTGACTGTAAAATCGAGCCAGTTTATTTCGCAGGTATCGAAACTTCAGATGGATCAGGTAAAGTACACAAGTCTACTACTTGGATGCAAGAAGTATACTGGCAGTTTGAAAAAGCTATCTCTAGAGTTAAAGCTAGAACTTTAATGTTCGGTAAGGCTAACAGAGATTCTAATGGTAGATTCTTAAACAAAGGGCAGTCTAACATCGAGATCAAAGCTGGTTCAGGAATTAGAGAGCAAATGGAAGTTTCTAATACAAACTCTTATAACAAGTTCTCAATCAAGTTAATCGAGGATTCATTATATGAATTATCAGAAGGTAAATTAGACTTCGCTGAAAGAAAGTTTACTTTAAGAACTGGTGAAAGAGGTGCTGTACAATTCCACAAGGCTGCTACTAAAGAAGCTTCAGGATGGTCAGCTATCGGATTCGATAATACTAACATTAACGGAATCCAAAAGACTTCATCTGCATTACATGGAAACGCATTAAAAGCTGGATACCAGTTTACTGAGTGGTGTGCTCCTAATGGATTACACATTACTTTAGAAGTTGATCCAATGTATGATGACAAAGTAAGAAACAAGATATTACACCCAGATGGTGGTGTTGCTGAATCTTATAGATATGATATTCTTTATATCGGATCTATGGAAGAGCCAAACATCCAGAAAGTATCTGTAAGAGGTAAAGGTGAAATTAGAGGTTATATCTCTGGTTTAAGAAATCCATTTACAGGACAAAGAGGTGGTAATATGACACACATGGAAGATTCGTCTACTATGACAGCTTTCATTGAAGGAACAGGAGCATGTGTTAAAGATCCATCTAGAACTTTAACTTTAAAGCCTGCAATTCAAGGATAATAAACAATTTAATTAAGTAACTAAGGGCGACTGTAAGGTCGCCTTTATTACGTTTTAGGGAAGAATAAATATTTTTTACAATGGGAGTAGTTAAAAAAGCGGCTTTTACTTTGCCAAATGAAAAAGTAACTATTAAGTATATCAGAAGACGTAAAGGAATGGCTGGTGATGTAGCAGATAATCATGTTATTGCCGGAGGTTTACTAAATGATGCTAAGATCAAGTATGTAGCACCGTTATTAAGAAATGGTGTAATTGCTAACTTACTAACTGCTGAAGAAAAAGAGCATTTAGAAGCTATCATGGGTGACGGTGTTAATTTAGGGGTATTCGGTAAAGATTCTATTTGGTACGATTTAAGTGTTAGTTTAGGTAAAGATGATGCTGGAAATCAGTTAGACTTATCTAATCCAACAGACTTTTTAAAGTTTAAGATTTTAGAAGGTAATCATTCAGAAATTGCTAAGTCTTGGGGTGAACGTAATAACAGTCAAAAATATAGATTTGCAATTGTAAGAGAAGGTGAACTTAGAAATGAAGTTAAGAAAGGCCTTGATGAGAAGAAACTTGCATTCAAATTATATGGAAAAATCGAAGACGATAAGGATAAGATTATCTCTGTATTAAAACTTATTTCTAATAAAGTACCTGCTAGATCAGCTAGTTTAGAATGGTTACAAGGAGAATTAGAAGAGCAGTTAGATAATAAACCAAAGAAGTTTGTAGATATTCTACAAGATCCTGATTTTGAAACTAAGGCACTAATCAACAAAGCAGTTGAAGCTAAGGTTGTAATCAGAAATGGTAATTCTTATAGAACTGAAGATGGATTAGACTTATGTAAGCCAGGAGAGATTGCTACATTTGAAAGAGCTATTGCTTATTTAAATGATGATCTTAACCAAGAAGTTCGTCTTATGATACAGGCTAAAACAGATAAGAAGATAAAGTAATATGAACGTACAGGAG